TTATAATGTTTCTTACTTTTTCGGTATCACCATAACTTTTAGAACCATAGTCAAAATCTTTGTATTTTTCTTTTGGCTCATTTGATTCCATTATTGAAACATCACTAATAAATTGAACACAATTATAAAGAATAGCAACTGACTTATTTTGAAGGCTGTTAAGTTCTTCAATTTCAATTCCTATTAATTTACATAAAGCTAAGTCAGGTTCTTTTATCTTTATTACTTCAATTGCTTTAATATAAGGCACATCTGCCCAGCTTGTTGGAATTTCATATTCCTTTCCTTTAATATCCGCTTTTATCATTAGTAATTGTTTCGGCTTCCAAAGTTAGTAATTTTCGGCTTCATAAATGTAATTTGTGGAGATTTCCATGTATGGATGCAATATCTTAAAGCATCACAGGCGTCGTCATTTATTTTAATTGGTTCTTCAAGTAGTTTTTCGTTTCGGTCTTTTTTCCATGAATAAGAACGTAACTCCTTAATTAAGTCAACGCTACCTTCATGAATATAAAGTTCCTTTGATTTAACACTATCAATTCCTTTTTTAACATCCTTTACAGCATCTTTTATATTGAAACCAGCTAAATATATTTCACGTATGCTTTCAGGTCTTGAATAGTCCGCAAATATTTCTGCTTTGCGATTTATATTTAATTGTTTAAGCCTTTCAATTAATTGTTGATTAGTCATGTGGCTTTCATAAATTAATTGTTCAGCATAAAACTTTGCATCGTGTTCAGTTACCTTAACTAATGCAGTCGGGTGGTTATAACCAAAGTCAAGTCCATAGGCTACATTTCCTTCAGGAATACTTTTTGTTTGTTTCCAATGTGTAAAAATTAAGCTTTCAGCAAATCCAAGTTCACCTTCGCCAAATACTCGCCACCAGTTTGGGTCTGTTAATCTTCTACTTTCAATTGATTTAACTATATTGTTATCTAAATAAGGATTGTCTTTATAAGTTGATTTAATAAATGTGTGTTCAACTTCATTTCTTAAAAGATTTTCATGTACCCAAAATTCATGGCTTGGATTGTAATCTAAATAAATTTGGTTTTTTGTTCTTACTTCCAATTGGTTATAAGTTTCAAAACTTACATTATTGCACTCATTTATAAATAAGTAATCCCTTCTTGCTCCCCTTACTTTGTCTCCATTATCTGCACTAAAAAATTCAATTATTGAATCCCCTATGTTATAAATGTTTCCTGACTTGTTATGATTTTTTTCTGAATAAAGGTTATCTTCTTTTAATATTTTAAAAAAGTCCCTCATTGCTCCTCTTTTTAAATGTGGGAGTGTTTCACTTACTATTGAGATGTGAGTTCCTTGCCTTTTATAAGCTATTAAATAAAGTAATTGAAGTGTTGAGTATGTTTTACTGGATGAAGTTCCACCCTGACTAATTATAAGCCTTGTATCTGCTGTTAAAAGTTTACTAAATACATTTGTCGTGTTCACTGAATTTTCACAGATTATTTACTTTATTAATATCTTCGGGATTGATTAAATTAATAGTAAAGGCTTGTAAGTTTGTATTTTGGTCAATTGTTTGTTTTGCTTTTCCGTATGCTCTATCTAATAAAATTTCAGCGGCTTTTGTATCACCTTTAACTGCCTTTGCTCTTAATGCCATTAAGATTGCTTTTGCAGCTTCGATACCTTCTTTTTCTTCTCCTAAAACTTCAGCAAGTAATTGGTCTAATGAAGGAATTTTAGCTGGTGCTCCTTTCATGTTTCTTCTTTCATCGTGTCCTTTCTTAAATGGTTTAAGATTTTCAGGAACTCCACCCTTTCTTGGCATAATTTAATTATCTAATTCTATTAAATTTAATTCAACAAAAACAGTTAAATGACAATGAGTATTATTCATTTTATAACAAATAATTTCAGCTTTATTATCTTCTGTAATTTGAACAAATAAACCATTCATTAATTTATTTGATGCAATCCATTTTACTTTTTGTCCTATTTCCATAATTGATTTTTTATAAAAATAAAGAATATATTTTTATCCCCGAAATTCAAAATTAAATGTTTTTACACCAGTTTCTCTAAATCCACCACGTCTAAGCATATTACCTCCAGTTTTCATTTTACCCATTAATCTTTTTTCTCCTAAAAATACCCATTCTTTTTGTTTTTTCATTGCTTTAAAAACTGGTATTGCTGAAAATTTAGCCATTATCCTACAATTAATTTTTGATTGCAATAATTTTGAAGTTTCATTAATTAATTTAATTCCTAAACCTAAACCATTATAATCAGGATGAATAACCGTTCTATTGGAATGATAAATTATTTTTGTGCCTTGTTTATGTGGTGTATAATTAGCAAAACATTGAAAACCAATTTGATTTTCATTATGAAATATACCATACAAATAAATTTTACCGCCTGGCAATAATTCACTTAAATAATGATATTTGCTAAAATATTTCCATGTTTCTCTACCGACTTCTTTAATTGTAAATTCAAGTTTTTCTCTTTCGTTAAAAAAAAAATCATCCGATTTTGGAAGCTCAAATATTTGTTTATTGCAATCAATTAACCAATCAGGTTTTACCCATTCAAGTATATCATAATGACAACTTAAAAGAATTATTTTTTTATTGTGTTTTTTAGCAAATTTATAAATACAAACACTCATTGCTTTTGCAACTGTTCTATCTACAACGCTTGTCCATTCATCTATTAATATAAAATCATTTTTACACATTAAATACGCGGCTTCAGCACGCGCTTTTTGTCCATTTGAAAGTGTTTTAATAGGTCTTATCCAACAAGTAACAGAATTTAAACCAATGCCATTTAAAATATCAGCACATTGTTCATAAGATAATTCTTTTGGTAATTGGTCAATTATACTTTTGTTTTCATCTATTGAACAATCAAATATATTATTTCCAAATAAATGTTTCGCTAATGTTGTTTTACCACTACCTGATGCTCCATAAATTAATCCTATATTCCATTCATTAGGTATATTAATATTATTTATTTCTAATTTATGTATTGATTTTTTTTTTATATCAATATCTAAACTATTTGCAGCGGCTTGACAACGAAAAGTATTAAATACTTCACTTTGTAATTGGAATTTTATGTTTTTTGGTATCATTGAACTATTTTGCAAATTAAACCTTCTTGTATTAATGAATTATACCATTTTTCGCATTCCTGTTCATTTTCAAATTCTATATTTAAAAACCATTTTTGTGTTGCATCATATTCATTTGATTCAATTTCTTCATTACTTTTAAATATTGGAATATCCAAACCCCATTCATCTAATTTTTGAATGTCCCATTCATTTGCCAACATATCAAAATCCCACTCACCAAATCCTACATTGTCTTTAATTATAAATTCCTTTTGTTGTTCTTCGGTTAATTCACTTGCCTTAACAATTGTTACTTCTTTTAATCCAGCTTCAATACAAGCTTTGTGTCTCATATTGCCACCGAGTATAACCATTTCATCATTTACGACTATTGGTCTTAATTCAAGCATTTGAGGAAATTCTTTAATTGACTTGACTAATTTATGGAACTTGTCATCCTTAATTAATCGTGGATTGTTTGGATTGCTTTTTATCGCAGTAATTTTTACTTTTTGGATTTTCATTCTCAGCTATTTAATAGCAAAGATATAATTAAAAAGATAGCAAAGCAAATAAATTGATAATCACTTTTTTTCATAAACTTTCCACTCTCCAATTATTGTATCAGCTATAATATAGCATACTTCTTTTTTTGATTTATCTATAAAAGGAATTCTGTAACTACCATATTCACCAGATGTAAATAAACCTTGTTCTATTGACATGGTAAGTTTACTTCCAAACTTTGGAATAATATGTTTTTCAATTATTTCTTTTAAAATATTAGCAAACTCTTTTGATTTTTTTTCTTGATAGCTTTCTCCACTATTTAGTAATGATGAAAGAACTGTTATATTATTTTTTTTCATTATTCTGTAAAGCCTTTAAATATTTCATGTATTGATTCCAATCGAAAGTTCCACGAATAGAGTTTACATCTAATTTTTTTAACCACCATTCTGTTTTAGAAATAAGTGAAAGATTTTTTTGATTGTTTGTTTTCATGTTTATTTGTTTTTAGTTAATTTTTAAATAAGTCGCTACTTTATAGCGCAAAGAAGTAAGTTATAAAACATTAAAACGATTTTATAACAAGGTATAACACGCAAGCACATTAAAGCACTCCTGCTCTCGCCACCACTAAGGTCGCTGAGTGCCACCGATGAGAGCAACTTCCTCGATGTGTGCCTGCGTTTATACCCATATCGTTATATTCATAACATCATATTCTTTTTAAATTATCAAATGTTTTACGTTGTTGCTTTAGTTTTAAAGTTAAGAAGATTAAAGCCTGTGTTTTAACATAATTATCAAATGTTTTATTTTGATTATCTATTACTGAAGTAATTATGTTTTGATAACCTTTTGCATCAGCATCTTTTAATCCTGACTTTTTAATATAATTATTGTATTTAATCTTAGCTTTTTTCTTAATTATTTCTTTGCTTTCATCTGAAAATGAAATTTGATAATTAGCATAAAGAAATTCATAAATAGAAGGTAGATGAATTACATTGTCTTCATGGTTAATTATTGTATGGAATCGTTCAGAGTTTTTTTCTTCACATATATTAAAAAAGTATTTAGCTATCTGTAAATTTTGCTCAAAGAATTTAGTCATTGGCTTTTCAGTTGTTGGTGTTTGATATTTAAACCATTCCTTCATTGCTTGTTCTCTTTTAATAGAAATCATATAGCCTTTAATGAATTTTGTAAACGTTACAGTACCATAACCAACATATTCGCCAAATTCATTGCTTATTCCTAATTTAAAAGCGTTTCTTAGTTCAGATATAGTTATACCCTTATAGTGTTCTAAAGAGTAGTCATAAATGAATTTAGCAACGTTTTTTAATTGGTCATTCTCTAAGATATACTTTTTGTTTTCTCCGCTTAACTCTATTGTTTTTGCTATTTCGGTATAAATTAGTCTTAATGCTTCTCCACGTTCAATATTAACTAACTTTTGTTCATTCTTAGCTTCAACATAAAATTTTTGTGAAGGCTGTAATTTATTTAAGGCTATTAACTCTAAGTTATTGAAGCCAGTTGTTGTAATGTTACTCATAGATTTTCCCAGTCTGTGTTATTAATTTCGTTTTGTATTATTTGCATTCGAGTGTTAAATGTATTGTTATTTTTTACAAAATCAACTTTTGCTTTTTTAAATGCATCTTTAACCCACTTGCAAATAGCATGATAATCTGATTTGTATCTAACACCACTACTCATTTTATAATTATTTAAACAATCAATCATCCAATCAACTTCATGCTGAGCATATTCAGATAATAATTTATTATATTCAATATCTGAAAGAGTAATTGAATCTAAATATTTATTTTTAAGAGCAGGTAAATTCTTATTATTTTTATTATCATTATTATTATCATTATTATTTTTATTTTTATTATCATTATCGGGTTTTTTGGGTTTGTTTGGGTTATTTTTTTTAGGTCTACCTCCTAACATACCATTATTTTTATTCCTATCACATACTTTATTATATGCCTGTAAGTCTCTTTCAAATTGACTTTTAAATGGATAAAAAGCCAAATTAACCAATTGGGTTATTTGGGTTTCAATGGGTTTGTTTGGGTTATAATAATTATAAATAAGTTTAAATAATTGACCAGCTTGTTCATCAGTTAATTCATTTAAAATACCTAAACTATCAATATGTAATATAAATGATTTTCTCACAATTTTATAAATTAAAAAACCCCTAAATGTTCAGTTGGTTTACGAAACCATGCAGCATCAACCCTGCACCTGAACACTTAGAGGTCTAAATGTTTTATTGTTGATGTTATGTGAAATCGGTTCGTTACTCCGATAGTGCAAATATACAAATTATTTTTTTAAAACAAAGTATTTTTTTGTGGTCTATCGCCTTTTTGCCAATCAGAGAATTTTTTATTACCCATTTTTTTAATAAAATGTTTTATATTATTTCTATATAAACCAACTTTAAAATTAGGATTAATTGCAGCCTGTTTGTCATCTTCAGCAATATCATTATAACCAGCTTCAATCATTTCTTTATAGTTATGAAATACATCTGAATGCCTATCAATTTCTTTATTAATTAAATAGTCTTCATTACCTCCAAATGAATAAATAATTATAAAGTTGTTTGGAATATCATTAATACTTTTAAATAAAGAAACTTCTTTTGTATAAGTATAAAAAATACATTGTTGATTTTCCTTAGCTATGTTAATCCAGTCTATCGCATAATCTAAGCTAAAAAAATCCCCAGCGTCATGTATTCTAATATATTTATCAATATACTTTTTAAGTTTTAATTCCTCATTTATTAATTCAATCCATTTATTACGGTTAAATAAAACAAGTTCAAGTTTTTTAATATGTGCTTTTCTTACATTTGAAAACATATAAGTTCCATTTTTAGCATAACAAAAAGCTGCACATATTCCAGCGTTTGGGCAAGTATTAAATTTTTTTCCATTTGATAATGTAACCCAGTGCGCTGGTAAAGTCCATCCAAAAATGTTAGACTTTTTTAAATCTGAATTTTGAGTAAATAATTTCATAATTCCAAACCTTTGTAAAATTCATCACGCATATTTGAGTTCATAGTATGATAAATATCGCCAATTTTATCTAAATACTCAACATCTGTTATATTTCTTTTTTCAAGTTCTTCAACTATTTTAAAACCTTGTTTTTGCCATAGATTAAAATCAGCTTTCATTTTATGTTTAAATTTTCCAGTTAATTGTGTTGATTGCTCAACTGTTGATTTGAATAAACCAATTAGAAGATGTGATTCAAATTCTACTTTTGCCTGTTCAGTTGTTAGTGCTTTTTCCATGTTCTTTGATTTTTGTTTTATAAATTTTAATTAATTCTTTAATTTCATCTAAGGTTATTTTAAGTGTATCCCCTCTTTTATTCATTAGTCTATTGTAAGCATCCTGACTTATTCTTAAAGGTAATCTTAACCCGTATTCAATTTGATTGCCATGCTGATGTTGATTGCAGTAAACACATTGCCCATGTACGTTATCTTCATTAAACCTTAAGTTTGGGTAACTGCCAACACTAAGAAAATGTCCAGCATCAAATTTAGTTGTTAATGGTCTTTCACATGAAATACATGGTTTATCTGCATCTCTTAATCGAATATACTTGTTAAAGACTATTTGAAGTAAACTAAGCCATTCTGTGCGAGTTCTGGTATTCTCAATCATTACCTTTTTCTTTTCCTTCCATACTTTAGTTTCTGCTAATTTAGCTGCACATTTAGCACCGCAAACAACTTGAGTGGTTTTAAAAGGAGTGAAGTTTCCACCACACTCCTTACATTTTTTATCTTTAATTTTCTTCATTAATATCTTAAATTTACCTTATCTCTTCTTTTATAGTTGTAAATTTCTTCTATTAATGCTACATACTGAGTGCTATTCACACAGTCAACAATTGCTCCTTGTTGTATTTTAAGCTTCTGTATAAATTCAGTAAATTCAAAATTTTTATTATTTAATAAACTATAAATAGCAAAAATAAATGAACGTCTTTTATAACCTGCATAATATTGTCCTATTATTTCTATTTTATCAGCAAAATTACAAGCTTCTAAATAATTAACTACTTTAAATTTTCCTTCATAAAATTCTTTTAATTTATCAGTTTTTTGTTGAGAAGCTTTTCCTGATAAAAAAGTCAAACATTCAGTATGCCCAAAATTATATCTTTGTTTAAATTCTTTATATATCAAATAATCTTTATTTCCTAAATTACAATATCCTTCTAAATAGTCATCGCTATTCCACGTTTTAGAATTTGCATTTAATAAATGAACCTCATCTAATCCATAACCTTCACAAATAATATATCTAAGAGGAAGATTTAATTCTTTAATAACTTCAAATCTATGCTGCCCATCTATTATTTCATAATTCTCATTTACTATAATAACAGTAAATAAATAATTTGATTGCATTGATTTTTTTAATCTATTAATATGCAGTAAATTTTTGTTTCTATTACCATCTATTGACTTGAATAAATAGTAATCAGTTGTTGTGTGAACGTGGTTACTATACTTCACCATTGGTTCTGTGTTTGTTGTTTTCATGTTTGTTTTATTTGATTTATTTTTATTTCTTTCCATTAAATGATTTAAACTTCATAATAAAAATTGTTTCCAACTCTAAATATATCTGTTAGCTTATAAATGTTGTTGCAATCTTTAATATTCCTTAATTTATTACCGTTCCATTGTAAATGAAAATATTCTTCAAAACTTAATTCTTTTGCACTTAAAAGCAAATTAATTATCCATTGTTTTTTAGGCTCACTTTCTTCTACTTTTTTTAGTATATTATTTTGAAGTTCTTCATCTGTTTTTAACTCAAATATCTTATATCTTTTTTCTAATTCAATAGGATATTCTTGCCATTCTTCTTCACCCCACAATTCAGGACGGGTTAAATAAAAACACAAATAACCAGTATCAGACTTACAAGCTAACATTTGCATTTGAACTTGTTGATAGTATTTAGTTGGAACACTATTTATTTGTTCAATATAAGCATCAACGTTATAAGGACATTTAATATCCATTGGCGAATAACCTATTAATACATCTGGACTTGCTCCGCAAAATTCATTTATAGGTAAAAATTCATCAAGCCATGTAGCTTCAGGGTATAATGGTAAAACAACTTTTTGATAAGCATTAAATTGATTATTTAAACCATGTCTTGTTGCAGAAGTATCAATGTCATCTTTTATTCCAATAGCTTGTAAAGCAAGTTCTAAAATATAACTTTGTGAGGTTTTTCCACTACCCCCCGCTAATAAGCGGGAGATATTAGAAGCGGAAAACTTTGCTATTCTTAATTCAGTATTTATCATATTAAATTGACTTTATTAGTTTTGTTTCTACTTCTTGACTAACTTCATATTTTGCTTTTATAGCATCTATTGAGCCACCTTTCATTAAATACTCAACAGCCTTGCCAAAGTGCTCTGTATCGGCTTTTAAAATAGGTTTACTTGGTTTTGCTTGTTCTCCTGCTGCATCAGTATCTTTGTCTGTAACTAAACCTAAAATTGAACTTAAACAATACCTACGAAAATAACTCACGCCACTACCAAATGACTGGTATTCATTCATTCCTTTAAGTTGTATTTGTGGGATTTCAGTTAATGATTCAATTGTCTCTCCTGTTTCTGTATGGAAGATAATTGTCTTTACACAATTGCCCATAATTGGTTGAGTAAACCCTAAATTATGTTTTGCTAATAAAGGATTGATTTTATCAAAGATAGTTGGAAGGTCTGCATAAGAATATCCGTAACCTTTTGTTTCTTTGTGGATAACTGGCACTTCTTGTTGAAATGCTGCTAAACTTTTGAATAGTGATTTTTGTTCCTGTGTTTTCATAATAGATTGATTTAATTCTTTTTATTTTTACTTTTTTGTATTGAATAGACTAAAATGGTAGCCCATCATCTTCTATTTTAGGTGTGTACTTTGTTTCATTTGAGTAAGTCTTTGTCTCATTCTCTTTTTTAAATGGTTCTTGAAATGATGCACTGAAATACTTAGTACCTTTTTGGCTTTCTTTAAACCATAAAGATATTTCCATTTCTTTACCATTTACATTTACTTTGCCTTTGTAGTCTGGGGCTTTTTCAGATGTTTTTTTGTCATTCTTGAAGATTGCGCCACTGTTTAATTTAGTTTCCATTTTTCTTTTGTTTTTTATTTGTTATTGTAAATTCTTTAAAACGTGTATTAGATTTAGAGTTGATGCACCATTGCTCATTAATAGTGTAACCTTTCTTTCTAATTTTAGCTAATACTTTGTGAAGGTTAAGAGTGCCACAGGCACATTCTTTTTTAGTTATTTGATAGGCATTTGAGCCTGTAATAACTTGCCCACCTAATAAGGCATCTAGGATTGCTTGTTCTTGTGTTTTCATGGTTACAAATTTAATAATTAATTTTTAACTGAATTATAATTTAAAAAATTATCAGTAATTCTTTCTATCTGATTTTGAAGTAGATAGTATTTTTCTGTTAAATTTTGGTCATAAAGTTCTAATCTTTTTAATTCTGCTAATTTTTCTGCAGTATCATAAAGCTCTGATTCAATTATTTGAATGTCATTTAAGGCTTGTAAACTTCTTTTTGTTAAGCCATCTATATAAAATTTATTTTCCATACTTTTTAATTTTTAAGTTATAAAATTCATCAATTATATCTAAAAGTTCGTCTTTACATTCACCTTCTTTAAAGGCCTTGCCGATTGTAACTAAGCTGAAATACTTTTTCTTTGTTATTCCATAACGCTTTAGCTTTGTGTGGTCTCCATGAGTATAATACTCTGTCATTTTTGTTTTAATTGTTTCTGGTATTTTCATATTGCTATTTGGTTTTTAATATCTATGCTTTTAAACATTTTAATTAGTTCCTGACTGAACTGTAAGTTCCAATCAAACTCTAATTGATTATTTCCAATAAAGATTTTATGCTTTCCAACTACTTGACCTTTTTTGTAGAAGTCAAAACAAAACTGTGTTTCAGTATCTGTAATAAACATTTCCATTGTTGTATTATCTAAACTTACATTACTTATATTAATTCTATTGTAGTTAACTAAGTTAGCATCTATATAACCATACCAGTATTCTAGGTTATTGTTTAGTTCTATTTGATTAGAGTTATTCATAAATCTGTTTTTTAATTGTGTTATATACTTCGTTATATTCTTTTTCTGTAATTTGCTCATAACTGCATGGATATTGCATCATGTGTTGAGTAACCTGAATTGAATGCTCAAACTCCCCTAAAAATAAAACGGTAGTTCTTGTTTCTTCTACCATGTAATAATGGTAGTGTTGTTTAGTAAATAACGGAAGTTGTACTTCCATTTGTACTTTTTCTTTTCTTTCGATTGTGACTTTCATGTTCTTTGTTTTTTTTAACGTGTATAATTAAGATACATTTCTTGTAAAGTATATTCTAAGTTATTTTTTTTAGTTTGCTTAGTTACTTTGTTTAAGTTGGTTAAATACTTTTTCCATTCAGCATCATAACCACCTACTGGCTCATAAATGTTATAAATAAGCTGTGAAGTTAAAATTGAATACTTTTGTCTGATTTGTTCTTTAGTTGTTTTCATATTCTTTGTTTTTAATTATAAAGCAAATATAAAGCAAATTATAATATAAACAACAAAAAAAAGCAACTATTTTTAATAATAATTGCTAACTAATTGAAAATCAATAAGAATATTTTAATCTTTATTAGCTCTCTTTTTTATCTTTTTCTTTTCCCAATGGCGAATGATAGCAGCTACTAATAAAGTAACTATTGATCCGACTACTGAATTATCAACTCCATTAATGAAAGAACCGCCACCTGTAACTTCATGTACAGCCACCGCTGTATTAACTACTTCACTAACCACTGTTGTTAGTGTATCATTTACTAATTGTAATAACATTTGTATATTGTTTTAAATTGTTTATATTTGTGCTCATCGTTCTTTGTGTTTTTCATAAAAATTTCAACTCTTAAAAGCGCCCCGTAAGGTGCTTTTTTCTTTTATACTATTTCTATTGTATGGACTTCGTTATTATGTAACAATAATCTGTTTACTAAATCCATTTCAGCTTTTGTGCTTTCAAATATTGAATTATGCCCTTTTTTATAGCCTATAAGAATACATCCTAATGAATGGTCTGCTGTGTTACCTCTGTGCAATAAAACACCGTCAAATCCTTTTATTTCAAGAATACGAGGTAACATCCTTTTGAACTTTGGCGATTGATTAACTGTTAACTTATAGAATCCTGAAGGTATTGCAGTAAGCCCAAAAATCTTTTTTGCTTGAATAAATAAAAGAGAATCACTTTGTTTCAATCCTCTATCTTTATCTTCTAATGTATAACAAAAAAAAACATCATTGATAAATAAACTACCAATAGTGCAAACATCGGTTTTTGTTTCACGAATTACTTTCAGTTTCATAACTTAGTTTTTTAGGTAATATACAAGCATTTTGTCTTTGATATTGCTGCATAAATTGATTTCTTTCTAAGCATGAATATAATTTGCTTTCTAAAACAGCTACTCTATAATTTGTGTGCATTAACCATGCAACTAATACGGCAGTCGCTCCGTACTTTTTAATATATTCTAAAAAATTTTTCATAAATTATTATGGTATTGGTGGTGTTGGTGGTGGTGTATAAGGACTTAATGGAATATCCAATAAATAAGCGTATTGAGTATTTGCTATTTCAACCTCATCCTGTTCACTTGTAAACATAAAGTATTTTCCGTCAATATCTTGAACAAAGTTGAAAAATGTGTCAGCATCAATGAATACGCCTTGTAATTCATTTGCTTGTTGATTAGTTACTATTCTACCTTCCATTATACGTTTCTTCCTAAAGTTGTTTGATAAGTATTTACCGCTGTATAAAAGTTAGCTGCTTCGGTATCTGTTAATCCGTCACCTATTGAAGCGAGGGAGCATTGTCTTGTTGAATAATTTGCTGGTATAAAGTTATTATTTAATGCGCCTAAAAAAATATTAACAGCCGTTAAAGATGCTGTCACAGTCGATGTTGATGTGCCTAAATTCGTTCCATTTTTAAAATGTTTTTTTGAGTTATTTGCAGTTCTATTTCCTAAAAAGAAGCCTGTTGATGAGCTATTACTTACACTGTCAGTTGTATTTTGCTGTAATAAAGCATACCAAATATTGCCTGTATATCTTAAATGCATATGCAAATAATTTGAACCACTACTAGAACCAATATCAACTGAAGTATCTAAGGCATTAGTTCTTGAGTAATAACTTAAATGAACATTATAATTGCTAAAATTAATATTAGGAGTATAATTAGTATTTGCGTATGCGTTTAAAGGTGTCATTCCATTACTTGAATGTGTCCAACCTAAACTAAATGTTAACCTAAATGCAGCATCTAAATCTCTCGGGTCTTTTAAATTCCATTTGTGAGTATCTGCAGTTCCACCAACAATTGGATAAATAGCTTTCATTTTAGTCCAAATGTTAGCACTCTTTAAATCTAATACAAGTTGATTAACTGCGCTTTGTTGAGTAGCATTAGTTATTCCCGCTGCTGTTATAAAAGCCTGTGCAGATGGGTCTAATGCAGCACCACTTACAGCCTTTACATTTGACTTAAATAAACTTTTACCTATTCCTATCATATATTCTTTTCTTGGTAAGCAATTATACTTCCGCTTGTTAAAGTAATTGCTGTGATATATTCAAAATAAGGTACATAAAACCAATCACCAGCTTTTAATGTTTTACCACTTATTCCAAATATGGTAACATAATTTTTACCACCACCAGTTGCAACACTTACAACAGTATCTTCACGTACATAAAAAGCACATATTTGTTCACCTGTTCTTGCAGCTGTATCTGCTATTAGTTCCGAACCCCCCGAAACTCCTGCTCTATTTGAAAATGTAATCATTTTATTTAATTTATTTTTTGTTTATAACCGTATCTAATTATTGCCTGAGGTGTTTTATTTTTTAAAGTACCATTATTTATAATTATTGAACTCTTACCCACATTCCAACTGAAAAATTAACATTCGTATTTGCTCCAATTGGATTTGAAAAAGCCCCAAATGATTGAATCTTTTGTCTATTGTCGCCACCTATTCCTGTTGTTTGTTTCCCTATAAAGTTAAATACTTGACCAGTTCTTAATGCTACTGTACCACTTGAAACTTGAAAAGCTAACCAAACAACTTTCTGTGATAATGTTAATGACAAAGGACTTGCCAATACAAAACTTTTAAATCCTGTTGTTGCTGAAGATATATTTGAACTTTCTTCTATTAATGCTCCTGGCTCTCCTGAACTATCCTGGTAAACAGCTATTCTTATATTTGAAGCTGCTGCCGCTGTTGTAACTTCTATACCTATTTCAGTTATTATATGCGGATTGTTAATTAAATAAGGCTGTAAATGAATATAACCATTATATCCTGATGCTGTTGACTTAGCTCCATGAAATCCATTCAATTTATATTGACCGCTATATGTTACAGCGTTGTTTCCTATACTTGAACTTGTAGTATTTAAATAATTTATTAAGTCTGTTTGATTTGCTAATGTTCCCGTTATAGAACCCCAAACACCACTATTTGCTGATACTTCAATATAAATACTTCCACTCCAACGGTAAACTTTATTTGTATCTAATGCTACATAAATTTTTCCTGATTGCCCCGTTGCAGGAAAAGCGGCAAGGTTCGCATATTCTAAAATATCACTTACATAACTTGGTAAATAAGCCGCATCTATTTTAGTATCATTTCCAAGTGGAGCGTAACCATTTGCAATTCCTTTTTTTGCTGAATTTTCAGGTGTATAACCTAAAACACTAGCAATGCTTTTATTTTCATAACGAGTTGTTCCTGAACTCCAAAAGATACCGTCATTATTTGAAGGACTTGGTAAATAACAATTATGTAATTCTCCAATTTCGTATCCATTATCTATCTTACAATAAATTTTTCCATTGTTAGAATTTGAATATACTACATAACCAATTATAACTCCATGATTAGGTGCTGTAGGTCTTATATTAGTTATGCCACCATCAACAAAAGGACTTAAAAATAATAAGTCACCATCATTCCATGTTTCACCTTGTAAACTTCCTGTAGTGTTTAACCCTGTTAATTCTCCAATAACAACTATTTTTCCTGTTTGGTTATTATTTATATTTTCATAAACTACTCCAATAGTATCAGCACTATTTGCATCACTATCAGCCAAAGCATAATCAACGGCTAATCTTTGCCCTTGTGCTGTTTGTACTTTTAAAACTTTGTAACCAGTCGCTAAAAGATTATCTCCTGTTTTATTTACTACTGTTAAGAAAAGATTTTCAGGAAAATCATTTGCGCCTCCTCCACTTATATAACCTAATTGTTGCCATGTAGAAATTCCGTCACCGACTTTTAATTTAAATGTAGTTGTTCCAGTGTCTTCAACACCAGCTTGTCCCTTTAATAATATATAAGTTGATTCATTCCATTCTGCAGTTGTTTTAGTTAAATGCTGAATACTCCAATCTACTAAACCATTATCAACGTTACCTGTTTGAGTTCCTAAATCTTTAATTCCAAAGATATTTAAAACCACATCAGAAAATGATTTTAACTTTAATACTCCGTTTAATATTTTAAGTTTATAAGGTGTCATGAAGTTCTAATTGTAACGTGATTTTCAAAAATAATTTTATCAGTAATTACTGAATAAATAATGTTATTTGTATCTTTTACTTTTACATCATATAAAAAAGAACCAACTAAACTAACATTTGCAGAAGTCATATTAAATTCTGTAATACCTTCTAAAGCTGTTACATGTGAGCTTGTACTCAAACTAATTATAGCTTGAGCGTCTGTATCTTCATATCTTTTTTTAACAGTAAAAAAGCAAGTACATCCAGTTAAATTAAACGCAGTGCCATCTTCAGAAAATATCTGAATTTTTACTGGATATGTATCACCAACAATCCTTCGGATAACCACAGAACCCCCTTCCTTTTTTAATTATTTTTCTTTGCCCTAATTGTCTAATGTTTTGTTCTTGCATTAATTCTCTTTTATCGTAAGTGTCATAAAAGTTATATTGCACCCCATCAAAAGTATAATTGTCATTAAACAATTTATCTTTTAATTTATTTAAATATGCATTTTTTTTGCTTTGAACATCACCCATCAATTCAGCTCGTCTTTTATCACTTACTTCCGAGCTTGTATCTTCATTGTTTTGTCTTATTCCATACTGACTAACATTCGCACCATGCCATAATAAAAAACGATAATAAGAACCTAAAACCAAAAATGGCTTTATATATTCATTAAATAAAGCTGTTAATTGTGGCTTAGTAGATAAATTATCCATTAAGTCATTATAAAAAGGTTCAGTAACCCATGATTCAAATTCTACTTCCTGTGTATCACGAATATGAATATCTAAGTCAGAATCTTTTATATTCTTACTTATTCTGCAATAAGTATCAAAGTCGCTTTTAATTATTAGTGGTTTGTATGCCATTGTTTGTATTTAAAGGTTCATAACCAGCTATTTCTCTACGTTCATCAATAGTTAAATCTTTTAAAATTTCTCTATCAATAAATTTAATTGGTTTTAATTGTGTCATAGTAAATTCTAATTGTGGGTAACACTGTTGTAATGCATCACTAATTAGATTTTGTAAAACTTTTACACGATTATTAAATAGTTCAATATTATCAGCTATTATATTAGTTGAAAAGCCAACATTACCACCTAAACCAATTAAAAATGGTGGTACACCAAAAGCCCTTGCAACTTTTTCAGCAACTCTTTTTGTACTGTTTTCAATTGCGTTTAAAATTCCTTCATTACTCAATGGCTGGTAAACAGCAAGTTCTTCTTTTGTTTTAGCTTGTAATATTAAAAGTTTTTGTCTTCCACTTGCTCCTATTTCATCTTTTACATTTCCTGTAAATTGTTCTAAAGTAGCATCTAAATAATCTTGTTGAGTCATTCCGTTTTCATCTTCCTGTGTGTTATCATAGTTTCCTACTATGTTTAAAATACCACTTGGCAAAAATGAATTGGTAACTGATTCAAGTTCATATTTACTATTCTCACTATCTGTATTTATATCTTCTATTGCACTATAAAAAGTTGGAATAGGATAATAGTTTTTCATTGGTTTTTTCCTAAAATAATAAAGGATTTCACCAGTATTTTCTCCCCATTCCATTACATGTTCACGTAATTCATCAGGGCTTATTTCAGCTCCATAAAATGCAGGAAATTCTTTGTCTTTTTCCTTTTTATATTTTGCAGTTCCAAAAGTATTATTAACAATAAAAGTACCTCTATCTGTTTTTCTTATTTGCTCAAAAGGTACAATTTTTAATTCACTTACTTTTCCATTTAATCCACGCATAACATAAAGTGATACTGACTGAAAAGGTGCAACGTAACTTGTTATTTCAGCAATTAATTCATTAAATGTTTGCTTTTCATTTATCTTAAAATTTCCTAATTGCTCATTAACTAAGCCATCTGCATAAATATATTGACTAAGTACATCAATACAAGCTGTTGCAGTTCCGCTTTCATCTAATTGAGCTATTAACTTTTGTGGAAAAGCATTGTCTGCACCGTATTTTATTAAGTCGGTGTTATTATCCTTATAGATTTTAACAACACGATTTTTATACGTTAAAGTGCGTGGTTTAAACATGATTTCAAATTTAAGTTTTAATATATTTCTTTAAAGATAGTTAATATAAATCTTTATAATCAACCCACTTGTTTAATATAGTACTTTGATTAGGTGGATGTAAAACAAGTTTTTCTTTTGTTTTAAACCATTTTAATGATGGCATTAAACCTGCAATATAAGTATCAATTTGTTTTTCCTCTTTTTCAATTTTTTCTAAAATTATTGGAATAGCTTTTTTATTTACAATATAACCATAACCGCCCCAACTTGCAAAGCATTTATTTAACATTATTGAATAATTAACTGTGCTTCCATTTGGTGAATAACCACCTAAGTGAATACCATCCCAGTCTTCAGGCAATTCTTTTAAACAATCATTTAATTTATTAATAAAATCTTCTGTAAAATCAACGTCATCTTCTAAAATAAAAACACTCTCCAAATTTTCATTCAAAGAGTGCTGAAGTATTGCCATGTGACTGCGAAGGGTTGCTATTTCAGTCGGCAATAAAAATCCATTATGTTTTATATTTTCACTTTCGGTTGCCTTCCACGTTTGCGCTTTAATTCCTGCTCTTTTGGAATTTCTGTTAAATTGTTTTCTTCTATCTGTAGAGGATTGTAAGTTAATGCAATAACATTTTCCGATATTTGCTCGAAAGTTTTTTTTTCTTCCTGTAGTTGTGCGTCATATAAAGGATTTAATTCAATTAAATGACTTTGCCCAGCAATAAACATTAAGTTAGCAAAATAATCATTAAAGTTTAAATGATTTACTAAAACATCATTTCCTGACTTATCCTTAGTGATAATATCACAATGAATAAAATCTTGCTTAATTCTAAATTTTAAATTCATATTCTTTTTAAAATAGTTAAACCATTATTATTTGTATATTGTCTGTAAATATACCATTCTTTATTTTCATTTAAAAACTCTTCAATTGCTGGAATTAAACCTTGTTTTTCTTCTTGCTTATAGTTTTGCATGATTTCAGGAGTTTGCCAATCAGTCGGTTCATCAATTTTCCCGTAAGTAGTTGTATCATGTAATACAATATATTTTTTCGCTTTTTTCCCATGTTTAAACAATTCTTTTTTTAATTGAGTGTAAATATGTAATGTATCAATAAAAAGTAATTCTGTTGGCTCTATTTCAATTTTAAGCGTATCAGCTTGAATAAATTTCCAATTAGGATAAACTTTTAAAGCCTCATCAATATTTGGATGAACATGTAAATCAATTCCAACTAAAACACTTGGATTTCTATACATAAAAGCCCATGTACTTACAACAGAACGAACACCCATTTCTGTAATATGTGAACATTCTTTTGCTAAATCATAAAGTACCTCTAAATGTTCATTTATATCACTTGGAGTTCTACATGCTTGTTGGAAATTGTCTCTAATTAATAATTGATTCATATTGCTTTTTTATTTCATTTACTTGTTCTAAAGATAAATATTTTTCTATTGCATGATAACCTAAAGTTCCTAAATTAAATTGAGTTTCACAGCTAAATTTATTTGCTACATGAACTGGTGCTAAATTTAATTTTAAAACATTACATCCCCATGCAAAATAAACATCCTCATTAATATCATTTTCAGGATTGCAAACTTCTAAAACTTTTAACATTGCTGATTTGTGTCTAAAACTTAAACCACCATTACCAACAAAAGGATAAAAATCCCATGCAGCACCTACATAATCATATTCATAAAAATCTTCAATTCCTTCTCTTAATAGTCTGCTATCTTCTTGAAAAATTAATATATTTTCTTCTTTAATTTTATTCCAAAAGTTTTTTGATTTTAAAAGCTTATTATATCCTTTAATATCATTTATTTCTACTACGTGAAATTCACAGTTAAGCATTTCTTGTAAATGCCTATTATCTTCAGAACTAAATATGTAAAGCTTTGTGTACTTAGGTAAATAAAATAAATGTTCTGTAATTACTTGATATAAACTTAATCTTCTCGTATCTACTATAACAGCTGCTAATTCATGCATAATTCAATTGTATAAAATTTACATTTCCAAACTTCAAAAATCCCATCATAAAAATGATAAACTATCATATCAATAATTTATTAAAGTTTGGATGTGAGTGCATAAAGTTAGGCAAATTATTTTTATTATATTTTACAGCGTTCCAAAGATTAATTGAAACTGGATGTAAATCACCAAAATTGTTTTCAGGTGTCCATTTATAAAATATCTTTTCTAAATAATCAGCTTTAATTTCACTGGCATGTCCAAAGCATGAATATTTATATTCCATAATCGCTTTACTTTGAGCTGTGCTAAAATGATAAATGGTTAAAGGGCAATTTATATTCTGTAAATTATTATGATTATTTAAATTCTCTATTCTAATTGGCCTAAATCCATCTAAACAAATATAATTAAAAGACCGCCAAAAATTAAGGTAACCTTTTATCCCATAATACCTTTCAGGATTTGTATAAGCGTATTTTAAAGCTATTTCTATTTCGCTTGGCTCAAATACCTCATCTGCATCAATTGTTAGTATTAAATCAAATCCCTGTGAATACTTATATCTTACTTCTCTATGCTGCCATTCAGCTCCGTAAAATGTAGCCTCATCCCAAATTAATTTATTTTCTAAAGTTTCTTCACAAACTTTTCTAATATCTTCAGCTTTATCTGGGCAATCTAAAATAGTTTTATATCCATGTGAAGGTTTATGAACATAACTTATTACCATCCCATCTACATGGTCTTTAATTGATAATAAACTTTCTTTTAAATATTCTAAACCATAATGAATGGTCATAAATCCTAAAACTTTCATTGTGCTAATTTTATAATATTTTCTACTTGATTTTTAAATGTATTTCTATTTAAAACTAATTGTTGCCCATTGTAAGCAATTTGTTTTCTTTCATCTTCATTTTGTAAATAGTAATCAATCTTGTTGTTTAAATCTTCTATTGAATCAAAATAAACTAAATGCTTATAATTTTCATAATCCTCTTCCATTTCAGGATGCTTATAAGATAAACAAAAAGCACCACTTCCTAATATTCTTAAAAGCCTATCTGAATTGTAACGAGCTACATTATAATGGCTACAATTAATTGCAATTTTACATCCTCTATACCATTTAGCTTCTTCATATTGTGAGTGATTAACATTACCATTTCCTTTTAACCAACCACTACCAAATAAACCAAAAGAACTTAATTTATTTTTTAAGTTTTCTGCTATTTCAATTCTAAATTGACTAAATGGAAAATAACCAGCGCCATAATTATTAGCCATAAACAATACCTCATAATCAGTATAAGCATCGCCAAAATTACTGTAAATGTTTTCATCATAACCAATTTCCAAGTATTTACTGTCATATCCTAATTTATTTAATTCTCTTACATCTTCCATGTTACTAAAAGCTGTTAAACTAACAAAAGGTGCAGCATCAATCATCCATTGTGGTACACTATTTCTTTTGTCTCCAGTCCAATTAATAATAAAAGCACCATTACTTTTTAAATAGTCAAATGTTTGATTTGCTACTATATTTTCAGCTTGTATTTGAAAAAATACAATATCAGGTTTACATTCATTAAACTTTTGTAAAATCTTTACATTTATATGCTGTTCAACTGTACTTAATTCAAAATAATTTTCATTTCCTAAAACATCTTTAAATGCTTTTTGAAATCCGTTTTCTATTTCAGAAACACAAAGTCCTATATGTAATAATTTCATTAGTGATGGGGAAATATAAAATGGTAAGGTTCGCTTATTCTATCTATTGATTTATATGTTCTATGATTAGATAAATGTAAATGAATTGAATGTATGGTTTTAGAAGGATTCAGAACATTATAACCAGCTTGTTTTAATTCCCATGCAATTCGGTTATCACAACCAGCAGTTCCTAAATTATAATTACCGTCTTGTATTTTTTTAACTGCACCATTAAATACCCAAGCATCCTGACTATCTTTTCTATCAAATAAAACTGCAAGTCCATTTTCTTGATAATCCCAACGACTCAAAGCATAACAGTCATCTTCTCTCATAAAACGAGAAAATAAAATTGTTTCATTAAAATAAATATCACTATTTGCTATTACATTAATACAATCTGCGTAATCGTTCGTAAGTTCAAATATCTGTTTATATGTTAATCGTTCTGTTAAGCTAAAAACCTTATTAAAATGCTTTAAAGAATGGTTTAATTTAGAACATGCATCAATTTCCTTTTGTCTATCAGGATTATCTTGTTGGTAGTATTGAACAAATAAATTAAGTGGCTTAAATTCATATTCACCATTTATTGCTTTTCTAAAATAGTTTTGAGCTTCCAATTTTATGTTGTTTTCTTTAATCCAATTTGTCAAAAGCATAACACCCTCTGTTACGCATGATGAACAATTTATATTCACTGAATGATTGCATAAAGTTTTACATAATTCAAATAATTCATTTAATCTTTGTTTTGGATTATCTAAAACTGATTTAACTTTATTTATTAATTCACTATTCATCTAATAAATCCAATTCTTTTAATTTACTTTTGCTCCAACTTAAACCTGATTTTCCACCCCACAATAAATATGAAATAGTGCCACAAGCCTTTGTATCATTTTCATTATAATAAACTTCTGCCCTACTTAAATAAGAATACATGCGTTGTATAACATCTATACTTATCTTTTCTTTTTGACTGAGTTGCTGCGCTCTTTTTTTCCCGACCAAAGTGGCGCACTTATTATTTACAGCTTCATTTAATTCAATTCCTCTTTTAGCATTATTTGACACGCTATCAGGATAATCGTTATAAGATTCTTGTGCGTAATATTCCTCTTTTAACTTTGCTTTTGTTAAGCAAACAGCATATCGCTGTTCATTGTCAGGAAATTCTTTATTCATTTCTGAATCACTCATACAACGAGTTAAAAAATCTTCTCTACTTTCATTTGGTCTTTTATCTGGCATTACTATAAATTATACCAACAAATATAAATAAAAAAGCCCCACTAATGTGAGGCTCTTAATAATTAATTTTATTAATTAGGTTAAAGCATCTAAGTAAGCTTGGTTTGTTGCTAAACTTGCAGCTGCATTTACTCTAAAGATATTTGGTGCAGTTGTTTGTTCTCCGCTTAATGTAATCATGTAAGCTGTTGAATCATTTAACAATATCCCTGAACCGCCTTCACCTGCTGTTGCATTTAATCCCTTATCTAAACCTAAAATATAGATTTTAGAATCATTACCTTCCATGAAAACAACAACATCATCAGCATTTGCTAATTGATTAAGTGTTTCAAGTTCTGAAGGTGTTGAATAATACAATGCCATCATAGCTTGATGGTTAAATGTATTAATGTTTTCACCTGCTGTTAAAGGAAATGCAAAAGAATTTTTATCACGCTTTCCTGTGAATGTATATAATTTAGAAGGTAAAGAACCTACAGTTCCCATTGAAATGGTATTTACATAACCATTTGAATCTTTCGTGTAAGTGATATTTCCTTTTAACCCAATCCAAACACGCTTATTAACGCCACCTACTTTATTAAGTGCGTCACATGCTGGGTTTATTCCGCTTATTAAGTCATTACAATTTACTGGCATTTTTTTTTATTTTAAATTGTTAAGGGAGTGTTTCCACTCCCATTAAATTAGAATCCTGCAAATACGTTTAATTCACCGAATGCATAGTTATAACCAGCTTTGTAACGTAAACGTGTGTAGTTTTTGTCATCTGTTTGGTCATACCACATTTGTACTTGTGAAGTTGAAGTCAAAGTATCAGTTGCTAAGTAGTGATTATCAGCTTTTGTTAAGATAGCACGATAAGGTGTTGCTGCTGCTGCTGGTGAACCAGTTGCAAAATCAGTTGCAATATATTTATCTAAAACTCCTAAAGACACCATTGGAATACCTCTGTAAGTAATACCAGTTAAACCATTTACTAATGCTGCTCTTTGCTCAACAATTCCGTATGCAGTTGATGAAAGATATTTAACCCAAGCTTTATAAATATTATCAGTAACTAATAACACTTTTTGAGAATCTTCAATAAACTTTAATTCGTATGGTTGAACATCATAAATTTTAGAATCTAAAGTATTTACAATGTTAGAAGTATTAATATCACTTGCTGAAACAGTACCACCATAAACAGTACCATCACCTGCTAAATAACCAGCTTTAATTTTTTTGAATACACCATCAAATTGAGTGTAATCGCTATTAGATAAAGTTGTATCCCCTAAGAACATTACTCTAAATAAATCACGTGCCGCAGCTTCTGCAACTTTTTCAAGAACGTAAGCTTCAATTTCAGTTCCTGTTAAGTCATTAATATCAGCGCCTTTTTTACGTACGATTTCTGCAATTGTAGAATCAAATACAGCTGCACATTGCTCTAATTGTGCTTGCATATTTGCAACTGACAAAGTGAAAGATGAAACTGCAATACCAGTTCCTGTTTCTGTATTTTGACAAGTTGTAAATTTTTTTGTGATTTTGTCCAAATAGTTATCCTTGTACATAATCTTATTAGATTGTACATCCTCAACTAATTGAAATCCTAATTGGTCAACTCTTGCATAACCAGCAAGTTTTTTCATAACCAATTCTCTAAATTCTGATTGTTTACCTGTATAAGTTGTAAACGAAGTAACTACTGCCATTTTGTTTTAATTTTTAGTTTTTAATTATTGTTTTTTATTTTATTAATTGCCCATGCTCCAAATGAATTGTCGCTTGTAGCCTCTTTTTTAGTAAAGTCCTGTTCACTTGCTTGAAAGCTTGAACCCTTACCAATAACCACTTTTTTTAGTGATTCAAATTCGTTTTTAAATGCATTAAATTCTGTTTCCGCTTTTGATTTTTCAGCTTTTACTAATTCTAATTCAGAAGTTAAATTTGCTTTTGTTGATTCCAATTCAGCAATCTTTGCAATTAAATCTTCCATTTTAGTTTCTTCCTCACCTTCATGCTTTTTAGCTTCAGCTTCAATAACTTCAGCAACCACTCCACCAGCTATTTTAATTACACGACCATTTGCATCTGTATAATCCCCATCAGGTGCTGGAGTTTCATTTCCATCAGCATCTAATAAATAAGCTGATTTGCCTGTTAAATCCTCTGTTTCAGATTCAACGTATAATAATACTTCATTTCCTTCCGCATCTTTAACTGGCATTTCCATGTTCAAAGTAACACCATTTATCAATGCAGCTAACTTCGTGAATCCTCTTTTAATCCACGATACTGATTGTTCGTTTTTGTTCATTTTTATTTGTTTTGGTTTGTTTTCTGTTGCTACAAAAGCAACTAATTTATAAGGGGTATAATTTACACTTGTTGATATTATTTCATTTGCAAATCCTAATTCAATAGCCTGTGTGCTTGTTAAATCAGTTGCCTTTTGCATTAATGGTTCTAATTCCTCAATTGCTTTTCCTGTTTGTGTAGAATAGAAATCTAAAATCTTTTTTTGTTCAGCTTGTAAACTTTCACCTAAAGAAATTAAGTCATCAGCTTCCATTGGTGTTGGTGAGTCAGGTTGCCAATATGGATTGTGAACGAAGAAACGTGAATTTTCATGTAACTTTCTATAATCACCAGCCATAAAAATAATAGTTGCAATTGAACCAACCATACCTTCACCTATTGTAGTAATTTTTTTACCGCTTGTTTTTAGTTTATCATAAATAGCCCACCCTTCAATAACAGAACCCCCACCGCTATTAATGTAAACATGAATGTCTGTTACATCGCTTTCTAAAGTATCTAAAAAACGTTTTAAAGCTGCTAAACTAAAGGTTTCTGCACCTGAAAATAATGACACCATATCACTACCTCCAATGTAACCTTCAATATTTAATTTAGCTATTTTCATATTATTAGTAAATTTATTCAAAGGAAAAAAATTAAATTTGTTTTTTATTATTAGTTAATATAAAATGTCAAAAAAACCAAAGAACTATAAAGTGTATCAAGTTTGTTTAGGCTCAACTACTTTGCATAAATTTGAATGTGATTTAGTAGATAGTGAACAAAGAGCTTCAGCAAAAATTCGTGATATATTAAAAGATTATTATAAAGACAAAGAACCTTTTGGATGGAAAGATTATGTTAAAAAGTTAAAGTGAACTAACGTTTACCGCCCTTTGTACACTGTTCTGTGTTTTATTTATATCAGTTACTCTTACAACTGGATTAGGCATACTTTCAATAAATTTTTGCATCATTATTTGGTTTGATAACATGTTTGAAGTTTCCATTCCTGCACTTCTTCCTGTAAACCCACCATCAAACATTCCGCTTATATGTGGCATTGGATTGCTCATGCCTAATCTCATGTTTTCTAATTGCCCAGCAAGTGCAGAACCTTTACTTGTGTTTAAAACTCTTGAAGGCACAACATATTCATCTTTATGGTAAGTATATGATTTACTTCCTAAGTTAGTAGATACTTCATGTGGATTTCCTTCACCTGTATAGCCACCTTCCTCAAATGAACTTACTATTTGCCTTGCCTGTGCCATATTTGATGTAATAGCCACTAAACCAGCTGCTAACTTAGCATAGGCAGCTACCCCACCAGTTAATATATTATCAGGTGATAATGAAGAAAAAGATGTTGCAACTAAATTTGAAATTGCTAAACCTGTATTCGTTCCGATAGTTAATAAAGTAGATATTTTTTGTAATTGCTTTTGTTTTTCTTGGTCTTTAGTTAAAGCCATGCCAATATTAATAGCTGCCTGTGCATAACCACCTATTGCAACAATATCAGCATCTCTAATTTGTTTTTTTTCATTAGCCTTTTCTTTTTCTAAATCCAATTCTTGCTTAGCATATTTTGCATTTATAGCACTATATTCTGCACTAAATTCATCTAAACCAACTAAATCTTGTTGTCTTTGTAAATTAATAATTTCTTTTTTTAAATCATATCTTTCATTTAAATTATCAATTTGATTTTCAAATACACCTTGGTCAATTTTTTTAAGCTCATCCTCTTCAGCTTGTTTAGTTGAAATTGCAATATCATAAATTCTTTTAATACCTTTTAATTGTTCTTCAATTCTTGCCTTTTCAAGTTCTTTCATTTTAGTATCAAATTCAACTTGAGCTTTATATCTTTGTTCATAAGTTGAATTTTCATTTTCTAAAACAATTCTTAATTTATAATTTTCAAGTTCAATTTCATCTATAACTGAACTTTCATTTAATAATTTTTTTTCTGCAATTTTAGTTTCATAAAAAGAAATTTCCTCTTCCTGATTTCTTTTAACACCTTCTAATAATTCCTTTTGTCTTTTTAATTCATCTTCATGTACCTTGTCACGTTTTGCTTTAGCTTCTTTTGCAGCTTCAGCATTTATTTTAGCAACTTCAATATTTGAAGCCTGAATTATATTTTGTTTTGCTTTTTCAAACTCCGCAATGTTTTGTTTTGTGTTACCATTGTAAAGCTTACCGTCCTGAAATTGTTGTTCTAAAATTTTTAATTGTTCATCTCTACTTTTTTTGGCTTCATCAATAGCATTTTGAGAATCACTTTGTCTTACTTTCCTTAATGCATCTTCACTGTTTTTTACAGTTGTTGCATAATCTTTTCGAGCATCTGAAATTCTTTTACTTATTTCAGCTTCTTTAACAGCTCTTTCAGCACTTGCAGCAATTAAATCAAGTTGTAATTTTTCAAAATCTTTTTGTTCATCTTTATTTAATTCACCTTTTTTATTTGCTAATATTTTTAAAATATTTAATTGATTAAAAGCATTTCTTTCAACTTCTTTTAATTTTTCAAGCTCTAATGATTCAGTATTTTTAGCAGCAGCTTTTGCAAGTTTTATTTCAGCATCATATTTAGCCTGTGTTATTTCATTTGCTTTTTCCATGCCTTCAATCATGGATTTTGCAGCTTTTTCAGCCTCTTTATTAGTTAATCCTAACGCATCAGTTAAAGCATAAAAAGCATCTGTTAAAGCGGTAACAATTAAATCCATTATTCCAAACTTTTCAAGTAAGAAAGTAATCCCTTCTATAATTAAAAAAATTGGAATAGCTTTCATTGAAGCTCCTAAACCGTCTAATCCTGTTTTAAATTTATCTAAATCAAAATTTTCAATTGATTCACGAAGCATACCCATAGACGATTGTAATGCCTCAACTCCACTACCTTTAAAAGTTTCTGTTGCATCTTTAACATCATCTAATTTATCTTTTAATTCAGCTAATTTTGCAGCAGCTCCTTCTTCACCTCTTATAACAGCATTTGTATATTCTTTTATTTGCTGTTTTAATTCTTGAATAGTATTAGCTTCCTGAATAGCACCTTTAATTCTTTCTTGAAATAAAGATGGCAATTGCTTTTCAATATCAATTCTTTGCTGTGATAATCTTGATTGTTCTTTTAAAGCATCTTCATATTCAGAACTTCCAATAACAAGTTTATCTAATAAATCCCTATTTTCTTTTATCTGTTGTTTTAATCTGCCGTAAGAACCTTCAGCAAACTTTGCAGCACTATTAACACCACCTAAAGCATTTGTATTTGCTTTTAATGCATCATTTTGTTTCTTTATTTCAGCTGTTAATTCTTTTCCTGCTGATTGCGCTTTTATAAACTCTTCACTACCAATTGCAGCTTCCTTATAAACTTTTTTAATTGCTTTTAATTCATTTTCTAAACGTTTAATGTTATTAATAGTTTCGTTTAGATTTACTTCAAATAGTTTAACCTCTGCCATGTTAATTTAATTTAATTAATTCAACTTTTGTACTTTCATTAGAAGTATAGTCAAATTGATTTATTTTGCTTAAAAAGAAATATGAATTGAACTCTGAAATGTATATTGGGTAAAAATAATTAAGGTTTATAATATCTAAAATATTTAATCTAATATCAGCTTTTACTAATTTTAAATTTTGTAAAATAGCTATTAAATCAATTGAAAAATCTAATAAATATTGAAATCCTGCATTGTAATTTTTAGCACTATCAATAAACCAAGTTAAAGGTATATCATTTGAAACAACTGTGCTTGTTATTCCATCGGTATAAGTAACTGTAAAATTTTCTCTTGATGTGTAACCAGTTCTCGCTTGAACATCATTTTTAAAACTTTCTGTTGTTGTTAAAGAAACACCATCATGTAAATTTATATACATAACTTTTTTTCCATTTAAACGAGTTACAGTTTCACTTGCTGCAAATGGACTTTCATATAAATCCTTATTTAATTCTAAGTTTTGATTTCCTATTGTAATTATTCCATTACTTCCCTGTGGTAATTGTAAAACAAATTTATCTTCTTTATGATTTAAGTAATTGTTTTGCCCGTAAGTATCAATTTTAAAAGTTAATTCTTTTTCATTTGTTTCATCTAATTTTCCACTCCAATCAACTGCATTTGATATATTATCTTTAATTTGATTAAACTCAAATAAAGTAACCTTTTTATTATCTTCGTTAACTATTGGAATTAAACAATATCTAATCAAAGTGTCTTTTAAAAATTCGCTTTGTTTTATTCCTCTTAAACATCCTGCTGGGTTAACAATTCCATTAAACGCTAAGCTATCAGCTAATTTTATTTCAAATGTATCACCTTTTGCACATTGAACTAAAACATTTGAACGTACATTTCCAACAGGTGCGTAAGTTACATTTGAATCAGCAAATACACATGAAACATTTACTCGAATACTAACTTGTTCACCTTGATTAACATTTATTTTTCCTGAATAATTTATTACATCACTGAAAGATGAGTTAATATAAGGTGCTATTATATTAGCAGGATTTTCAAAGTTGTTATTTATTTGATGAAATTGAACTTCTCTATTTCCTATTCTTAAATAAAATCTTATAGTTGTATTTGCAATGAATCTCGGTATATCCTGTGTATTTGCATAGTTGCCCCATCTAAAAGTATTTACTGCACTAATATTAAAATTAATATTTACATTATAGTCACCTGCAACATTTGAAGTAAAGTAACTTCTACCATTTGGTACGTTTGTAAATGTATTTTCATTTCCTTCTACAAAATCATATTTAAATACATCATAACCTGTATAAGATAAATCAAAAGTTGTAACTGGCACTGTAAACTCTTTTGTTGCTACACTTAAATTTCTATTTCTGTAATTATCAACACCTTTATAAAAGTTTGAATCAATTGTATCTTGGTCATTATAAAGTTTATTTGTTGCTGTTGGTATTATATCGTGATTATAAGCATCAATTGTATCCGTACCTATATTATTAATTAAAGTATAGCCAGCATCTTCAATAATAGCTTCTATTAATGTTTTACGATAAAAAGAAGGTAGTAATAATCGAACATCAACGTTTGTACTTGAAGTAGGCATTCCGTTATAATCAATCATTGGAAAAAATATCCCTTCATTTGCAGCTCTCTTTGAAATAACGTTTGATAAATTCCATGTAGTTTGTAAACTTGGTGTGTTATCTGTATTAATATCAGATAATTCTTTTGTTTTAATTATTTCATAGAATCCTGCATTGCCTGTATAAAATTGTAAAGTTATATCTTCTTCAATACTTTCAATTGAAACAAATCCATTTTTAAATAAAAAACCATCAATTAATATTTGGCAATCTAAACGAGAATAAGGAAGTAAAGAGTTTGAATTTAAAAAATCAATATAATCTAAAGCCTGTAAATTATTATTGGTTCTTGGTACTTTAAATGTATTTGAATATTCGCTTTCTCGTTTGGTAATATCTTCAATATTAATCAATGAAAAAGATTGCACGATTTTTTCCTCATCGTATAAATCAATGATTTTATCTTGTATTTTAATTTCGAGAATAGCCACATTTATTGTCTTTGTATGTTTAACCTTTCAGCATATAAAAAGTTCATTGATATTTCATACATATTTTCTTTTGTATTATATTTTTCAAATGAACCTATATCTAAAATTAATGGAATAAAAACTCCATTAATATATTGCCAACATTGTATTGAATATCTTAAAGTATCTAAAAAGTCAATTTGATTTAAACTTAACCCAGTTGAATAAACTTTAAATCCATTATGAACATTTTTTATTTCAGAATACCTTTTAATATCATTTGTTAAGTAAGTTGATTTTTTGCCTATTTCAACGTTAAAATCTTTTCTTTGAGTAAATATAAAATTACCTCTTCCACCTTGTCTATTTAACCAAACTATATTAACATTTTCATCTGAACAGCAATTATCAATTTCTTCAAATAAAGATTCAACTACAATAACTGTAATTGCAGCATCCCCTTGAAAAGTATTTCTTAAATAAGCACTTGCATTATAATAAAAAGTTCCTGTTGAAGTTGGTGATAAAGTCCAAAATTGAGTATAAGAACCAATTGTGTTATTTGTAATCCAAGCTGGTAATGTGCTATTAATTATAAGCTGTTCACCATTTGGAAAAAGTCCATCCGTTCCAAAAGATACTTCGGTTGTTTTATTCTTTTCAACTCTAATAACTCTATCATATTTATTATAAACTATTCCAGCATTATTATAAACTAATGGTGGTGGTGGTTCAACTACATTAAAAATATAATTCAAATTATAGCCACCTGTTTGATAACCTTTATAAAAAAAAGAATCAAAAGGCAATACAAAAGTACCTGCAGTATTTATTTTAACTTTTATTTGAGTTACATAATCTGTACCATTATATAATTTAGTTGGTTGTAAAGCAGTTGTATAACTCAAAGGATAATTTAATGTGTTAACATTTGCAGATTGTGTAATTGTCAAATCACTTGGGCGTACATAATAATTAAAATTAGATGAAGGACTGAAATTTCCTATTACAAAATTATCTCCATAATTTAAATAAACATCACGTATAGGTTCATAATCATTGATATAAATTTGGTTTAAATCAATTGTTATTTCCTGACCTTTAATTAATGTGAATGTTTTTGCTGGGGTTGCCATTATGAAGTTGTTACTATTCTGTATTTAATTGAATAATTAATTGTTCCGTCTCCGCCTGAAATAGCTGCTGAACAATCAACTGAAATTGAATCATTTATTATTGTATTTTCTAAATCTAATGCCGCTGGCACTCCAATATATACTCTATCAGTTGTTCCTGTTAAAGTTGATGTATTTAAAGTTGTAAATATATTTCTATTAGCAGTTACATATTTTAGTCTTAAATTTCCAGCGGTTGTAAATCCTGTTGTACCAGCTTTATAATGAAATGATGTATTTTCAATAACATAATACTTATTAGCACCAGCAGCAGCCAATAAAGTTATTGGTGTTGTATCTAATGCATTAATTTGAGCTGCAGTTAAACTTCCTGTTAATTCAGTTACAGGAAATGTTTGCCACGTTTTATCACCTCTCCAATATTGTGAAGTTGTACCTGCTGTAATTAAATTTTCGTATGAATCAGTAATATCATTTACAACTGTTCTTACATCATTTGCTGAAATATCACCACTTGTATTGTCTGCTAATAAAGTTGAAATTTCGCTTAATATCTGTGCTTTTGTTTTTACCGCCATTATGTAATTAATTTATATCAAAACCTTGTGAAAATTGATTTGTTTGAAATGCATTATTGAATCCTGCTACCGCTTGGTCATAACCATTAAAAGCTTTTAATTTAGGATAACCACCATCAAATATAGTGTAAAAAGTGTTTCCACATCCCCATAAAAGCTGCTCATCTACATTTGTCAATGGTAAACCATTTGATAAATAAACAGCATTTAATTCATCTGTTGAGATACTTGAATTAAGAACTAAAGCATAATCAGTAATTTCCTCATCCCATACTAAACGAAATGCATTAAATACGCTATAATCATAATCCTGTGTTAATACTGGTGGTTCAATAGTGAAACATTTTTGTACTATACCTTTTATGTTTATTTCTAATTGATAATTAGAATTAAATATATAAGTAAATGAAGTTACTAAAGTATAAGGTAAAGCCGCATCAAATTGTTCACCAGTATTAAAACCTTTGTATAATTCAAATTGTGGTAGCCTAAGAGACTTTATAAATACATCGCCTGTTATATTAACATCAAAAGGAAAATCAATTACAACTGAATTATTTGTTGATGTTATAACTCTATGCTTTCCTGCATAAATTCCTGTGTCAATCCAAACGTATTCGTTTTTTGAAGGATTTATATCCCAAGTATAATAAAGATTGATTTGTGTTTTTCCAGTTCCAACACTTGATGATATTTGTTCACTTGCAGAAAATACTTGATATTGCTTAAAATCAAATAAAAAAATAATATCGGAATATGCTGCATTCCAAAGATAATTAGGTGCGTCTGTTAAATATACGTTTGTTGCCATTTATCCTAAATCCTTTTTAAATTCCGCTGCAATATCCGCTTCTATTTGTTTTGTAAATTTATCATTAAAGTCCTTAATCATTTCATTTGTTATTACATTATCTAATAATCCTGTATTTTTTTTGCCACTAAATAAATAAATTGAATTTCCTTCTCTATGTATTTTGCGACTAATTAAATAAGCTAATTGATTTTCTGAAATATCACTTGTAATTCCTTTGTCTTTAATCCATTGTTTTATTTTATCCTTTACAGTTCCAGAACCAGCTTTTGTTGTTGGCGCTCTTCCATAAATAGAAAAATAAATATAATCTTCACCCCAAATTATTAATTGAGTATCTGTAATTTCATAACGTAAACTATTCGCTAATCTTCCACTTGCACTTACTGGAGCTGAAAAAGTTTTTTCAATTCTTTTGCCTTGCTCATATCTTACCGACTTTCTTGGAATAGGTTTTGTTTTTAAAACTATTCTTAAATCAGTAATAACTT